TCAGTTTTTTTCCGCTTCCTCCAGCTTGCCGATTGCGTGTTGCTTCACTTTTTCCACAGCGGCCAGCAGTTCGGGGTTTTCATGGGCCTTCAGCAGCTCGGCTGCCGTGGGTTTAAATTCATCCGGAATGGCCGTTCCATCCGGCTGAACCAGTGCATCGATGACGATCTGAATGACTTGCTCCGATGCCTCGCGCGCTGCGCCAGCTTTTGCGGTTTCAGCCATTTTCTCTTCGTAGCTGATGAGGTAATCCCCGGTCAGGCGGCGGATATAGACCGTTGCGCCGAACAACTCGGTTTTCACTACCGTCGGGACTGATTTAAGAAGCGCGGATTTAAGCGCGGACAGGTCAAAATCTTTATCTTTCACAGGGCGTCCTTATAAACAAAAAGCCACCCGGAGGTGGCTATCTGTTTTGGTAAAAATGCTGATTATTCGCCGCCAGCAGCAGACCCTGCCGTTCCCCAGGTAATTTTGTTCTGCTTGCCCTGGACAGTAATCTGAATAACCTCACTCGCCGGAGCGGTGATTTCGTTCATCTGCCAGCCGGATAGCGCCAGCAACATCGTCGCCGTCCGCTTGTTCGGTAGCTCAACATACAGCTGGATGGTTTTGCGGGCTTCCGCTGCATTAAGCAGCGCGGCGAAATCTGTATTTCCGGGATTATCAATAAAACCCAGCGACTTTTCAGGCCCGTCAGGCAGATCACTGATGGATTGTTTCTGCTTATCAAGCAGCGTAGTGCAGTCGACAAAACCTCCCGTCTGCCCCATTGCGCCCAGCGCTTTACAGTTAATCAGCGGCTTCAGAGCCGATGCTGCTGCGCCGGGTTCTCCATATTTTACGATGGTGCCAGCAGGCAACATCGCATATTCAGGCGAACTCTTATCAGCCATAGTTTTCTCTCTTTTTTATGAATTGGCAGCGAACGCTACCTGTTTTGAATACCGTTTCGAATTTCCACGGTCAGGACGCGCAAAACGGTCTGGACGTTGTAATCCAGGGCGGGTCGAATAAAGGGGGCTGCAACCTGTTTAACGGTGCCAAGCTCCTGCGCCAGCGCCTTCATATGGTGCTGCTTGCTGGGGCCGACACGGAGCGTTACTACCGTGTTTCCTCGCGCCTTTCTGGTAGAAGAACGGATTTTGATTGAGTCCCGCATGTGCTCCCCGGTCGACGTTTCGTCGAAGCCGGCATGCTGCTTCATATCCTCCTGGACAACCTTTAATGCCTCACGACCGGCATCCCGTAACACCTTCGTCGCGACCTTTTCCCCCAAAGCGGTTAACTGCCGTTCCAGCTCATCCAACCCTTTCACTTCCATTCGGATCATGAAGAGTCCTCCACGTAGTGAATGATGAAATCACGAATCAGGCGGTACTGGATGCTGCGGTTCGTCAGCGTCGTTTTATCCTGTTGGATACCACCACGCTCCACATACTGAACCGGGATACCCTCCAGCCGGCCGTGAACGATTGACTTCCATTCCGACCAGATTTTTTTATCCAGCTGCAGCAATGAGGTGTAATCATCAACACGGTACAGATTCACCTGGATACGGGCAGACACGATCCCCGTCCGCAATGTTCCCGAGTACATTTCCGGGTCAGAGATACGCTGAAAGGTCACCCCTTCCTGGACCGTATCCGGCAGTAAAAGCGGATAAGCATTCATGCCGGTAATGCGCTCCAGCGCGGTTTTAATCGCCAACTCGATCATGTCTCGTATCCCTCTCTGCTTTTATTTCCACCCGGTCAGGATGGCTGCGATCAACAGAGACGACGGTGAAAACCGCATCATTCCACCTTATAAGCCAGTCAATCTGAACATCAGGCCGGGTTCGCAGAGTGAACAGCCAGGTCTCGGCAACTTGCTGTTGATCCAGCGTCCTTATTTTCCGGTTTGATTTCAGCTCCGCTTTTGCCCGAACGGTGGCAACATTAGCGATACTCCCGGAAATAATTTCACCAAGAGGACCGCGGCTTTTTTCCTGACGTTGCAGGATGATGCGTTTATTGAGCTCGCCAGCATGAAGGCTACCCATAATCGTTTCCTGTTTCCGGGCAATTCTTTCAGGCACCCATGCCTGTGCGGAAAGGCTCCAGTAACCAGCGCGCCTGCTTTGGTATTGCACCACCAGCAGAATCGTCACCACGATGTGCATAAAGCCCACCGAGGATCAGCAAGACGGCACTCTGTACAGAAGGTCTGATAACCATGGGGCGTTCTCCAGCGCTTCCGTCTTCTACTGCAGCTACAAGCGCCTGCTCATCCGCATAAAAACGACGATCTAAAAACTCCATGGCCGCATCTTCAGCAGCTGACAGATAGCCCTCAACCATCGTCTTCTCCAGTTCGTCATCCACCCGCAGATGCTCCATCGCTATTTCAGTGTGGATCACTGGCATCGAATTACCCCTTCGTATCAGGTTGTGGGCTCATTTTGTTATCCGGAGCATCCCCCACCAGAGCCACCAGATCATTCGCATTCAGATCCGCAGCCCGCTGACGTGAAACGGTAAATGCCTCATCCTGTGGTGTACGGAATACATCGCCATCCATAAAACGGCGAAGGGGCTGGACTGAGACCATTCCCGGTGCCGATTCTGCTGTCGCTTCTGAAGAGACTATGGCTTCCGCACTCACTGCTTTCTTAGTCGTTTTCATCACACACTCTGAATAAAAAAAGGGCCACACAGATGGCCCCGGCTCACAGGTTATGGCGCTGTCACAGTACCGGTGACAAACGCCTCCGGGCGATACACAGCCAGTGCCAGACGCTCTTCCGCACGGATGGTGACCATGTTTTTAACAAAGTCGTCTTCGTTCTCGGTGGATAGCAGAACTTCGATATCCATACGGTCAAAGATTTGCGCCCCCATATTGAAGGCCCCCGTCAGGAAGTTGTTCTGCACCATGGCCTGCGTTTCCACAACAGGGAGACCCCAGATACGTGGAACACCGCCATTGACCGGCTGAGCAATAATGTAACGACCTTCGTTATCTTTGGTCAGTTCAATGCCAGCCCAGTCAATCGGGTTCAGCACAAAACCAGACGCCGGATATTCCGCCAGAACGGCCTGCAAAACAGCCAGACGCAGGCGATCAATCGGCGTGGCATTGGACAAAGTGAGTGCAGGCGCAAATTCACTTGCCTGCGGCAAAATACCGAGAATATTCGCGCCGGTACCATCACCACTCAGAAGCTGCAACTCTTCTTTAAAGCGAAGGCCATATTGCGCACGCCCATCGATATAGCTGGCCAGCCCGGGGGCGTCGTCCAGGATCTGACGCGATGCTTTGAAGTGGTGGGCGATGGTGCGAACTGGTGCATTTTTCAGGTCAAACCTGATGTCAGATTTGGGTTTCAGGGCACCTTCCGGAACAGTGTCTGCATTATTCGTAAACCCCGTCTCCTGAACAAATTCAATACCGTTGGATGCGGTATTGCCCGGGATAAGCAGATTACGAATGGTGAGAGTGCGTTCCGGCGGGGCAATAATGCCCTGAACACGATCAGAGACGACCAGGCTGTTAGTTGCACTGACACCAGTTCCGGTTGTTGCCGGCACGTTCATGATGTCTTTCTGCTCCAGCTTCACACGAATACTTTTGCGGGCCGAGCTGTCCATACCTTTATACTCTTCGCTTTCAACCACCAACTGACCGAGTGATTTCCTTTGCGTCGGGGTATCGTCCTGGCGGCGGGCACCTTTTTGCTCCAGTTCGGTCAGGCGCTCTTTCAGCTCGCTGAGCTGACTGAGACTTTCATCTGTTCGTTGCTTAAGCTCCTGAGAGACCGTCTCGCCCGACTCCATTTTTCGCTTCACGTCTTCGCCAAAATTTTTGACCTGGTCCATAACGGCACAGAGCTGAGCCGAAATTTCGCCGATGGTTTGCGGCTGGTCTTCAGCCGATTTTTTCTGATACATATCTTTTCCTTAGAAAATTTTAGGGAGAGAAAACTGACTCAGTTGCTGGCTCATCGCCGCAATAGCCGATTTGGTTTCGCCGTCTTCGCCCTCGGACTCACTCCGGTCAAGCAGGTATGACAGGCCGCGACAGGCGATCGCCGTGGACTGCGTTTTAGAGAAGCCTGCCTCACGCAGGAGCCCCTCAAATTCAGGTAGTGAAGGAAGATCGCCGTGGGACAACTGCGACTTAATGACGTCAATGCGGGCGTCATCGTTGGCTGGTACAGTGACGATGGAAATTTCGACCAGATCGAGCCTGGTTAATGTGCGGATCCGGGTTTTCTCATCGTAATTTGACTCCCGGACGTAATAGCCAATGGAAAGGCCAGTAATTGCCCGGGTTTTCATGCCCCGCCAGGCGGTTTTTGCGTAAGCTGCGTCATCAAGCCACAGTGCCCCTTCGCCAAACAGACCATGCTTGTCTTCTTTCAGGGTCGAGATATCCCAGTTCCCTATCGGCTCACCTGTCCGGTGCTGCCAGAGCACCGGAAAGGTTCGGCCCTTTGCCCGGGTTTCCTCAATACTTTCAAGGAAAGCGCCCGGTGCAACCACTTCGTTGTAGCTGTCCACCACATCGAAGACGGAACCGTACCCAGAAAAAAGGCCATCATCGCTGACGGCCTTAATATCAAAATCGAATGCCTTTACTTTCATGGCTGCGTTTTTCCGGTACATTCCGGCGTCTCCTCTGATTTAATGCCAAGCCATTCCCGCAGTGCGTTTTTGGCAGATTCACCGTCGCCAGATTTCCCCAGCAGATCTATTGGCAGCAGGTTGGCTTGAACGGTAAGTTGATCGGCACCAGGTCTGGGTGGCAGATTTTCTTTCTGTCGGGCTTCATTACGGGACATCAGCCCGTTCTGAGTCATCGTTGAATAAAACGCAGCACGAGCGGCACTGTCCGCACGAAGCAGCCCTTCAATTGAGAACTCAGCGAAGTACCGATTGCGTTCACCTGGCGCCAGAAGATTTTTACGGATGGCCTGCTCGATGCGGGTCAACCAGGGGCGAAGAGAGAAAGTCAGAAAGCCAATCAACATCTGCTCCACCCCACTCCCCCACATCGTCTGCCCCTGGGCGTTATGACCAATCAGCCCCGGCCAGACCCTGAACCAACGGCAGATATCCTCAATATTAAAAGCCCGGGTCTGGAGCATCTGGGCATCCTCCGGATTCATAGCCACAGGAAGAAACTTCATTCCGGCTTCCAGCACCATCATTTTCCCGGTATTCATCGATCCAGCGAATTGTTCAGTCAGGCTGTCCCGCACCTCGTTTCTTTGCTCTTTCTTAAGGACTTGCTCCATAGAAAGGATGCCGCTTGGGCGCATACCGTTTTTAAATACCTTCGCGCTGGCTTCATCCGTTGCCATTGCCATCCCCAGGGTCTGGCGGGCATAACTCACTGGCGAGAGACCCATCACGCCATTCGTACTGAATGCGCGGATATGCATCATGTTCTGTTCTTTAATATTCCGGGTTCCGCCGCCTGCTCCATCCCGATAGGTATAGATGGGCTCACCCTCGCGACTTCGTTCCACCTTCATACGCTCAGGCCGTAGTGGTACCAGCGCCGTAATACGCTTTCCGGTACGGTCAATCTCGGCATAAGCATTTCCCCACAACAACAGGCTGGCCATTATCATTTCCCAGAATTCCACCGCCGTCATATCAGCATTGGGCTGATTATGCAGAAGCTCATAGAGCGGATGTTCATTTGCACTCTGACGCCCGTCGGATGTTTTTTCATAAAAGCCAACCGGCAGCGTGGCGATGGTTTCCGATAACAGCCTGACACATGACCAGACAGCAGACAGCTGAAGCGCCTTATCAACGGTGACGGTTTTGCCCGCCGCCGATTCACCGCCAGCCCAGGCTGACCAGAATTCTCCGTCCGTCAGTGATATCGGCATACCGAGCCACCGGCGGACGGCACTTTTTATCCGACCGGGTTTCTTCTCTTTATTCATGGTGACTCACACTATGATTGGATTACTGAAAAAATCATCGATATCGCCAGAGTCGTCCTCGTAACCTTCAGCAGCGCCGATTGCCATAGCGCTGGCTACCACACCATCGATACGGCCCGTACTCTTCTTCTTGGCAAAAATGCGATTTTCTTTCTGGTCTGCCTCAGTCACCGCTGAAGCAGCGTTCCAGCGCAGACAGGGGTTGGTTTTGATAATGACGATGCTGTCATCAAGCAACTCCTCGAAGAGTTCAATGGAATGTGGCATCCACAACCCGGAGTCTTTTGCCTTGTAAAAGCCCTGCGCGTGAGGAATAAGCGGGACAGAAACTGATGCCTCCTCCAGCTCAGGTTCAAGGTACTTAATACGGTACTGGTCAAAGGCAATCGCAATGATGTGAAATTGCTGTGAAAGATCGGCTATTCGTTGAGCGACAAAACCATATTTCACTGCCTTTCCCGGCGTGGTGTGAATATGGCCATCACGAGCCCAGGCGTCATAAGGTACCCGGTCGGTTTTTGCCCGATCGAGCAACGTCTCTTTTGGTGTCCAGAACTCCACCAGCAGTTTCCGCTGTCTGGGGAAAAACAGAGCCAGCGCGGTCAAATCACGAGAACCAGAAAGGTCCAGACCGCCGTAACACTCCTCACCTTCCAGTTCGTCAATGTCGAAAGCTTCTTCGCATCCCATCCAGACATCGCTGCTCATCCAGGGATTATCGGCATCAACCCACTGGCAGAAATTAAGCCTGCGAACAATACTCTCTTTCGAGGGCATGCCCCGTGCCTGAGTAACCTGCTCCCGGAGATAGGTTTCGTCAAAGGTGTGCCCCAGCGATGGGTTAGCTTTTTTCCAGCAGGCCTCATCCTTGAAGGGATCGTCTCCCTCATCCAGAGAACAGATAAAGGAGAAGAAGCTGTCATCTTCAATCGTGCCTTCAGCGACCCTTCGCCCATACTCATGGTAGTCGAAGCAGACGCTGGTTTTATCATGGCCGCTGTTCGTGATCATGAAAATCAGAGCCTGTCGACGCCCTTTAGTACCGGCTCGCATCATTTCTACGACCTGGTTACTTTTGTGCTCATGAACCTCATCAATAAGCGCACAATGAGGGCGAGGACCCGACTGACCATCATCAGAACTGATTGGACGAAAGAAGGAACCAGCCTGCAGAAATGCCAGGTTCCACTCTTTTCCCGCACCGCCTGATTTCTGGATGCGCGAGGAAAGAGCCGGTGATTGATCGACCATCGCTACCGCATCACGGAAAAGAACCATCGCCTGGTCCTTCTTCGTTGCCGCGGCATAAACTTCAGCACGCGGCTCTTTATCCGCTGTCAGGCAGTAAAGACCGATCCCTGCAGAAAGCGGTGATTTGCCGGAACCTTTCCCGGACTCCACATAAACCATGCGAAAGCGTCGATAGCCTTTCGAATTCTTCCAGCCAAAAATGGAGCCAACAATGAAGCTCTGCCAGGGAAGAAGAACAAAAGGGGCACCTTCAAAATCACCACCATTAAGCTTCAACACTTTGGCAAAATAATCAATTGAACGTAGTGCCGCTTCAGCGTCCCAGTTGAGTCCACGCGCATGGCAGGAATCCAGATCCTTAAGATGACGCTGGCAGGCATTACGAATGTCCGGCCCCGCCAGCTCTTTTCCGGAGGTCACATCCAGCGCGTACTGCGTGGCCGGATCAACCGAAGAACTTGTCGAGCGTGTTCTCTTCGGGGGTTTCGCCATTCACTTTCACCTTCGTCCTTGCCGCCGGCGTCAGACCGAATTCTACCAGGTAGCTTTTAAAACGACGGTCGGCATCAGCCAGCATTGAAACCGCCGGGTTAGCCTTAATCAAAAAACCGCCATCGGTCTGGACGGTATAGGTCCTGCCTTCCACCGCAATAGTGTCACGCAGTTGCAGGATGTCGGCATAGATATCGCAGAGCCGTTCAAGCGCCAGCGTATCCGCGACGGTGAGAACCCCCATCCCGTCAAGAAGAACAGTCAACCGTCCCCAGGCTACTTTTCCCCAGTCAGTAAGATAGGCCGGAGGACTCGGGATTTCTTTCGCTGGCGTGGGTTCTTTATCGTTGAGTTTTCGTTTGCCCGGATTGCCGGTAACCACTTTGAGGTGGGTCGGTTTCGGGCGTCGTCCGGCCATCAGAACCTCCCGGAAAAAAACTTTTCATTTCGCGGTTGTGCACACAAAGGACAAGCGGCGGTCATTTGGGGTCAGGGCGCTGAAGTTTAGATCCCCCCTCCCCCCGTAGGACCATCATCATTTGAACCAGTGGGAATTCGGATCAAGCGGCACACCGCTTTCATCGCAACCAATGACGGTGCCACGCTTCTCCATTCGCTGTTTCGTTGAGTCATGATGAGATTTGCAGAGTCCCTGCCAGTTTTTTCTGTCCCAGAAAAGCTTTTGAGCTACAGCGATTAACCTTAGGTCGCAAGAAATCAGCGCATCTTTAAGCTTGTGAGGAATAATGTGGTCAACGACTGTAGCGGCAGTTGTTCTGCCCTGTTCATGACACATCACACACAGCGGATGCTTACGCAGGAATGACAAACGCGCCTTATCCCATTTGTTGTTATATATACGGGGCCTATTATTCATCCTCTACCTCATTGGTGGTGACCTCAGGATGCCGTTGACTCCGCAATACCATCCGCCCGCAGCACATTCTCCGGGAGACGTTCTGCCAACGGTGCATTCTCAAATACCTTAAGCCCGTACTGTCCAACCCAGGTACTTTCCTGTCCTACGCTGCCGGCGATGAAATCCATCACCTCTGCAATCAGCTCTTTGACCAGCGCCTCCGTACCAGTCCGCCAGTGGCCTTCAATGGCCACCAGAAGAGGATCGGAACCGTTGGCGATACTTTGCTTGCCTACCGAGTAAGTTTTCTTTTTCGCCTTATCGGTCACACACTGCAGCTGTGTCATCAGGGCCAGATCAGCAATCGGAGTTGTATCGCGCACTTCGATAGTCATTGTGGCCAGCTTGTTACCTGATTCAGCATCAGTGGATGATGCGTAGTACATTGAAATAGTTAAATCATCACGACTGAACATGATTAATGGCTCCGGTTACGGTTGCGATTTTTATTGCGGTTACGCTGATGGCGCGGTGCGCTTTCGGCTGGCAGGTGCTCGCCTTCGAACGCTTGCGCTTGCTGTGGCTCTTGCGGTTGCGGTTGAACGGGAACCAGTCCCTCGGGAATTTCACCACCTACCTCAAACTTGAGATGCGGTTCTTTCCCCAGAAAATGGCTGAAGTTCAGGCCCGATAGTCCTGCATTGAGCATCGAAATCCCCTCAACATCAACGGTAACGAGTTGGCCATCAACGTATTCAATTTTTAAATTCTTCATCGTGTTCTCTCTGTTGCGGTTTTCTTTCTGTGGCACGGCCAGCACAACGATTCAAAATTGGAATCGTCATCAGTACCACCGTGGGCTTTTGGGATTTTGTGATCTACGCTGGCGGCTTTGGTGGCGATGCCGTTACGTCGACAGTTCTGGCAAAGATATTTGTCGCGCACGAGAATTCGGGCACGAATGAGGCACGAATGATTTCCCAGGGACGACCGTATCCGCGTTGCTGTCGGCTTTTTCCGCTCTGATGGTTACGCCAACCATCGCCAATGTGTTGCTGCCGGTGGATCTCACAGTATCCACTGACATCATTCGTCACTGCCGCGCATCCTCTGTGCCGGCAAGGTCGTTTAGCTCGTGGAGGCATACTCATCCTCAAGCATGAATTTGGAGAGAGTTAAAGCGGCACTGTCGATGGGAAACTCTGAAACTGGCAGCGATGCGAATGACAAATCGTCATACTCAATCACCACCAGCTTCCCTCCTACGTATTCAATTTTTAAGCTCTTCATCATGTGGCATCACGAATACCAAAAGCCCCGCAGATGCGAGGCTAAGGTTAAACATCAGGATGTTACTGTGAAACCTCAGCATGTAAGGTTATAGCTCGGCCCGTCCGTGGTGGGACACAGACGAACATGTAATGGCAGAAAATTGGCTGATTAGTTCTGCTTAAGGAAATGAAATGGCAATTAATTTACCAATATACTTTATGAACGACAGCGGGGAACTTTCAACTACACCGCAACCAAAGGCTGTACCCGTGATAGCTGTTACATTTGCTGCAGCTGACAAAGATAATCATTACCACATGCCGAGCCCCGAGAAACATCAATCAGTCATGGTTCTGATCGATACTGGTGCTACCGCTTGTTATATCGATAATAATTTTGCTGATGAATTAGAACTCCCAGTTACTCGAGAAATACAGGTACAGGGAGGAACTTCTACAATTAATTCAACTTCTCGAAGGGCTATTATGAGCCTAACATTGGACGGGCGCCTTTTTTCTCAAGAATTTCATGCAACACCTTTAGTTGATAATGGGCGTCATTTCAAAGCAATTCTTGGAATGGAGTTTCTGCAACACTGCACATTCACGCTTGACTACAAAAATAATAAATTTGAGTTATTATTTAACAGTTAAGCCATACTGGCAGAAATACAACTCTAGTTTCCGAGCTCCCTTCCCCCAACTGCGGCTTGTTATCACATGGTACTTGCCGCTGCCCCTGAATATTAACCATCCTAAGAGCTATAATTTCTGCCTCCTTGTTACATATCGCATCTCCCTGCATTTTAATGTGCTGGATTAAGGTCATACTGTCCTCAGTAATCCCCTATCAGGGATTTTTGATTATGTTACCCCTTGGCGGGGACAGAGGTTCTCACCGATTCGTAAATCCGCTCACAGGTCATTCCTGCTGTGTATCGTTCGTCTGCAATTGCAGCATAAGCCACGGGGGTTAACTCCCTATGCGTAACAATCGAAGGCACATTGTTATAGCCATTAAAAAAACTACCTACGTGGAGTGCCTCCGAAATGTGGCCTTTCTGATGGCTATGAAAAAGGCCGCAAAAGAGATGCGGCCTTTTGTCATGCACAGTTATCGATTAAATAAACTCTCAGGAGCCATCCGGGAGAGATTTATCCAAACGAGCAACTGACCTCCGACAAACTGGTGTTGGGGACGGAGGTGCAATGATAGTAGTGTATTTCATTTTTTTTCATACTAACGAACATATAATTATGGCAGTTCGTCTTTTTAACCGACAAATGCCACTAAAATAGTCTGTCCAGGCAGATGATTATCCCGCCAAGGGTTAACACACTCACGCAATGAAAATCTTTGAAGATGTCGTTAGCTGATTTACCCGTCGTCGAAAGGTGCAACGGCCCTGACCTAACGAGATTAGCTTTAGTCGTGCGTTGTCATCTACAACGAAGTAGCCTCAAAAAAATAACGGTTATAAAGCGAGCTATTTTCTGTCCTGAGGTGTATGGTTAGCAATCACTAACGAGGATAAAAACCATGTCGATGCTCAAAGACAAAATACGTACACTTAGACCTGTAAAAAGCACCTGTCCTCACTGCTCTCGCCAGTCAACACATAGCCTGTCGAGAATAAAAAACGATATAACATTGATCTGCCCATACTGCGGAAATATTTTCCTACCCTCAGAAAGTAAACCTATAAAGTAACTGATTGACTGCTTTTCTGAAGCTTAAGTACACTCTTAGGCTTCAATAACCGAAACAACTCAGCAATCAGCATCAGGGCGCGCTACAGCCCGTATCCAGCGGACTGCAAAAATGACGGCTCACTCCTTTCAGGCGACTCATTCGCTCAAAATCATCAGGAGTTAACTTGCGAGAGCACTTTACGGTGCTGCCATCCTGCGGTTCAACAGCACTCATTTATTCGCCTTTTCAGTTTGTTATGGACAATTGGTCAGGTCCGATTTGCTGTGCACAAAATATCTCGCTTGGTCTGCTTGTCCAGACATTGATATCGTGTCAGTCAGATAGATGATTCTCCCCCAGTAGCGGAAGGTTTCAACGACAAACGGAGCGAGTCTATTATGTCATAAAAAAGCCACCCAGAGGTGGCCACGGCTGATAAGGTACATTTTCAACAGGATCTTTATGGGAAAAACCAGTAGACCAGATTGAACATTGACGCAATAAATGAAAGGAAACTGATGAATGCAAAGAAGATTGCAATTATACCTGGCTGTCCCATCATATAACTAACAACTTCTTCTGAGTATGGTTTCCCCCTTTCCTCCGCCGCTTTGAGCTCAGCCCTTGCCTTTGAAAGTTTTCGCTCCGCCGTAATATGGCATAAGTATCCAAATACCAGAGCGATAATTAAAAAAACTATGAAGCCAGTTAACGTATTCATTAAACTAATCCTAAGTTTATGGTAAAGCACATTATTTTCTCACCCTACTATAAGTGATTGTAATGGCATAGCATAACAAGCTCTGTTTACCCCTACCTTTTTCAGTAGGTTTTGGACTTAGGGGCTATTCATTATCTTAATAAGGTTGATCTACTCAATTTCGCTGAGGGTTAACCTGTACGGTAAAGCCGTCCTGCTGTTTAGCTTCACTCATTTTGTAGCCTTTCGTTTCGGTTCGGGCAATTCGCTATCACAGACTTGTTGTGCGCTAGGATGTCTCGCTTCGTCTGCTTGTCCAGCGCGTCGATATCGTGGTCAGTCAGGTAGATGATCCGCGCCCAGCTGCACGCGGTATCAACCACCACTGGGGCGGGTAAATCTTTCGCGCAACTCGCGATCAACATCGTCATCAGGCATATGGCTAACAGTCTGCTGTACATTGCTGGCCTCTCTGGTGGCTTCTTCTTTCCGTTCCGCCACGGCGACGCGGGCAGCGGCATTATCTTCGGTTCGCTGCTGTTCGGCTTTGGTTTCCGCCTTGCAATTCCCGCGGGCATGGCCTAACCCAAATGCGCCAGCGATAACGGCCAGCAACGCAGTTGCCAGACCAATAATCATTTCAATGCCCATAATTACCTCACACCAGTACTGATTTAGCCAGGTTAAAGAGCGCACGGCGTTTATCCAGACCGTTGCGGCCACCGTTAATAAGCAGGGTTACGCGCTCAACATCACCGGAATGAAGCAGGCAACCGTGGGAGACATAAAACCATGCGGCCGAACGTGCTGCGTAACCATCTCGCTCCAGCAGCTCAGGCTGGGTAACAAGGTCAAGCTTCAGCGCCTGTCCGCAACTGCGATAGTTGCTCAAGCCCGTAACTTGTTTCAGGCCTCGACCTCGATATTTCCAGCCATCACCAGCAACCTGATTACCGAGATTCTTTTTGCCCCACTCGCCCCCATACACCAGATTCGCGATTGCTCGCTGATTAGCTGGTTGTGTTGCCGTTCTGCCGAGTGCGGCGGCCTGCTGAGCGGTGATACGGTGTTTACCGAACGTAGGCACAAGGCTATCTGCTGCATAGTTCAGATTTTCCACCAGCCGGGTAAAGCCTCCGGACTCGTGCCCCATCTGGGCAATGAACATCGCCTGATCGAGTGGAGCTGTGATACCGAATTCTTTCATCGCAGCATCAATGTGCGGAAACCAGCGCGCAGCTAACCCGGCGCTAATACCAGCCGCCCTTTGAAATTGTGATTGGTTCATCAGTGCCTCAGTGCATCAACCAGTCGCGCCACATTCCCCCTGAACCAGAGAACCGCGCCGCAGATAAGAATGTTAGCCAGCACCACCAGCCAGTGGGATGACTCGTACAGGCCAAACAGGAAACGGAAAGGGATGCTGGCATAAACCAGCACCATGAGATAAGCCAGAACGGATATGCCCGGACGGTGTCTCGCGCTACCTCGTTGGTAGAACATCAATGCCAGCACAATGACGGCGCAAATAACTGCATTGGCCAACGCTGAAGGATCATTTACCACTTGAACCTCCTCCCCGGAACCGGGTCAGCATATTGAACAAGCTATTTAGATCCTGGCTGTTGAGAAACGTCAGAACTTTGATGATAAGCGCTGATATTAATACGGCTCCCAACGCATCAAGCGGACGGTCGCTGTAGCCAGTCCAGCTTGAAAGCTTGGAACCCACCAGACCGGCGCCCAGAACACCAACAATGAATGATGTCATAAAGTATGCCACCAGCTTACCGCGCGATATGTTAGCTGCCGTGGCCACGTAAAAAACCGCCCCGGCGAACGCACCAAATACCACGCCGTAATCTATTCCGGTAGCCAGACCGAACATGCTAGCCCCCATCAGGCCGCCGGCCGCAACTGAAGTACCAGAGACAGGATCGGACATTTAGCCCCCTCTATTGCTGTGAATCCTCTCAGACGAGGGGAAAGATTCAGGACGCAGGGTCATGCGTTCACGGTTATTCTGCAATTATTAGCTGGCCTGAAATGAAAAAACCCCGCCGTCAGGCGAGGTTTGGATGATTAGGCTGTGTGTCGAAGTGACCACTCCTAACAGATTACGATAGTTTTTGCGTACGCGTTAGCCTTTTTGTATATTCAGTTTAATCCTATTTTTCCAGGAAAAACTTTAGATGAGCAAGCGTGAAATCAAGAGCAAAAAAATAATCTATAAAGAAGTTACAATGTCTGGTGTGTCAAAAACGCTTCAGTCTATGCTAACGGAACTACTTGAAAAACATACAAAGGCTGATGCTCGCAAGGAAATGGTTAGCCCAGGAGAGGAGGATTTATTCAGGCTTATCAATAAACACGAAGTTTTTCAAGGCATGCTGTTTTGCCAACTTGTTGCGTTCGAACCAGGCCATTCGCAACGATATATACAACTTAAAAATGATGCAGAATCATACGAGATTCGATCCGTAACCTCAGATGAGCTCTCAAAAATGACTGTTGAGGAGGCTGAAGAGGTTCGCTCCGAAAGAGAGCAGGTTGTACGTGAATTTATAGATTCAATTCTTTATTTTGGGGTTTTTGGAAACAGCATTGTAGTTATGCAGTCTCGTTCACTTACAACGAGAGAGCTAGAAACGCATTTAAAATGGTTGTTGGGTTCTTTAAGTAATTATTTGGGCGCTCAAAACATCCTTAAAGTTTCCGATAAACCAAAAGAAGAGATCATCGAAGAGGTTTTAAAACGACCAGTGAAATCGGTCTCAATTGGAGCCCCAGTTACTGCTGTTAACGATCTTAGCAAAGGTAGTAATAATCCAAGCTGGGTTCCGGCTGGTACAGCCTCAGAACTACTTAAAACGATGTTGGCGGAGAAATGGGAAAGCTTCTTACGCAGCAGTAAGCTTGAAGATTGCCTTGACGACGCTAACCTTGAAGTAACACTTAAGATTACCTACAAGAGGACGACCTCCGATTCTGGAGAGCGAATGCTAAGAAATCTTGTTGACGCGACCAGACACTATCCGGATGATGACGTGGTTGTTGAGATGGTTGGCGGAACACGCCTCACAGGAAAAGAGATCCGTCTTTGGAACACTGTTAAACTCACAACTTACAATAGCTTAATCGATGAGCATGAGCTTTACAGTCAAATGCATGATTGGATGGCCGTACTCATTGACGATGGAGAGATAGAAGAGAACGATGAGTGAAGAGGCTGGCAAGCGCACATTTAACCTACAACCAAGTAGAGCATTCCACTTGGTTGTGGTTGCTTTGCTTATGTGCACAGCCTGGTTTGTCGCCAGTAAGTTTATCATACTATCTTCCGTCCCTTGGGGCGTACTAACAATCCTTATACTCCCAATTGCAAGTAGTGCAACGCTTTTTCATAAGCTTTCTGAGACCAAAAAAAATGTCGCAGAAGATTTATCGCGCGATGAACAAAGAAGGTTAGAAAGACTTATAAAAAACAAGAGCAGAGCTACTCTTTTCATGCTCGCGCTACAAATTTCAATCATTGTTTTTGTAGCGTTAATTAGCCTTGGAAATGAGTCTGAAGCTATAAAAGAGCACATCCAAATAATCAGTAAACTAGTAGTTTGCACTTTAATATTTTCGCTGTATTCTTTAATTCCTGTTTTACTAGGCGTAAAAGAAGTCATTGATTTTGAAGGCTTAATAAAAACACGAAAAGCATTAAATAAACGTAAAAAAACTGCTTTAACTAAGCTTGGGAAATAATCCAAGCTTAGTGTTTATCTATTAAAGCATACTCCAAACACCATCAATAAAACCTAACGCTGTCTGTAATTCTTTTCTGATGGTCCCATCAGAGCATTTTCGTTTCCTGGCTATGCTACGCAATGATATACCGATAACAAAATGAGCGATGATCAACTCATACTCCTCCGGCTTATATTTCCGCAATCGCGCTACACATCCGTCAATCATTATCCCTTCATCATCATCACACTGAAAACGTGATTTCTTACCGTGTGGCAGCAGCCCTTTAAACCCGGCAGCAATGGATTGCCAATCAACTCCACTGCTATCAGCAGCAGCCCAAGCGCCCCAGCGGTCTAAAACCTCATACATATCACGCATTAACTCATCTCCACTGAATTAAGCCAGCACGCCAATTGCCAGCGAACGATCTAAGAATCGAAATATCAGCTCCAGTTGTGAGCCATATTTCTGTTCAAATGCCACGGTGTCAGCGTGCAACTCGTCGTGGTGCGCTCTGCAAAGCGGCAACACAAACAGGTCGTGCGCTTTCGTTCCCATTCCACCTTGTCCGTGGCCTATCAGGTGATGGGGGTCATCTGCTGGTTTATTACAGCAGGCACACTGCTGGGTCTTAACCCAACTGGTGTAATTCTCGTTTATCCAGCGTCGACGCTTTGGCCGAAGCATGAATGATTCCGGCGTTTCAGTATCCACTTTCAGCGCCAGTATCTTTTTTTGGACTAATTCGGTTGCAGCAAACTCTGGCTGTAAATCAATTTCTTTCATCACTGACTGGTGCCTGACTTCAGGCAATCGCATCGCTTTTCTTGCCAGCGTTTCCGGTATGACGTGCGACAGATCGTTAATTACCAGCCACCAGCACAACTCCGGAATTGTTAGTCCATGGTCCTCATTAAATCCCAGTCTGGAACGTATGACTGATATCAGCCAGGATACCAGGTTTTTACGCGCAATGCCTGCCAGTTCCTGTGTGAATTGGTCCCTGACTAGATTGTCGCAACCCCAGCAAAGGCGAATGCTTCCAGGTTCATGGCGGAAGAGTGTGAAATTCTCACTATGCCAGGTTGCATGCGGATACTGACATTCGAAAGTACGCTCCAGCTCGGCTTCAAGGCCTACTAATCCGCCAGCACGGATCAGCACATCCTTATTTTCAAAGATAGGCAATACCGTTGGGTCACCTTCCAGCGGCTGTGTTGCTGGAAGGATAGCTCCAGTCTGATATTCAGCGTAACGCTCTGGCTCAGGCTCAATCAGTACACGTCCTCGCCTGAACAATGGCATAAGCTCAGCACCTGGGCGAAGAAGAACAACGCCCATGCGTGGGGCAATCTCAGGAGTTAGTAGTGCTCTCACGCTGCGTGTCCTCCTGCTTTGTACTCTGTCCACAGGCCTCCAATCCACCTGACCCCTTTGGCGGTAAAGCGAGCCTGACTGAATGCGTGGTTTGATGTAAGTGATGTGCCTGTCTTAACCTCAAAACGTCCCGCATCGATATGCTGAGCCATCGGCGTCAGCGTTCCTCCAAGCCGGTACATGATGTCATTCTCAATCAGGAATAAGCGGAACTCTGTTTCCTTAGCCTGAAGAAGCTTTGCCACCTGACGGAATGACATTGATCCGTTAGCAGTACAGTAACGGTCAACAAAATCAACCTTCGGTGCGGCTAATGCCAGTTCTTGCGACAGATGCTCTTTTTGTTCCTGCAAATCAGCAGCCAGACGCAAAGCATCCGAGAAAGACTGCGGGATGACCGGATGTTGTGCAGCTTCAAGCTCATTCCAGCGGTCAACAAGGCGTGCTGTGAATTCTGGCGATAATTGCGCGACAACAATAATACTGTCTCGCTTGCCCTTCTCTCCCCTGAAGAGATATACCGACATCGTCCGCCCTGCAGTGGGCTTTTCCTCAATTTGAGGAGAAGCTATAACGCCCTTATCCACCAGCGCTTCAATTGTTCTTTTTACGTTGTCGTGGCGCTTATCTACCAGAACAGATATTTCGATGCTCGACATCGTAACTATCTTGCTTGCGATTAACTGATTCATACGTTCTCCACTTGTCAGGCAGCTGCAACTGCCGGGGAAATAAATCGCTTAATGGTGATTACTACTTTCCCTTTCTTCGTTACCTCCCCCCATTCAACCAGCATACGTTTCACCTGACTGTCGTCCTCCCAGACACCGGTTTGAGTCAGCGCGTCGAACAGCGCTTTGTTGTAGTTGTCAATATCACGACGACGCTGATCCGGCGGATACAGAACAATATGAACTTCCGCCAGCTCACTTGATGGTCTTGGGACCGCCCGTAACTGTTCGATAATTGCCTCCCTGGCTGCTTTCTGGAACTTGCGACCAGTCTCGCTAACCAGATGCCGTCCCTTCAGTGGCCCTTTGCTGGGAGCGCGCCAGTAACTGTTTACGCTTGGTGGAAATGGCAGTGTCAGTTTCATAAAGCCCCCTTAGAGGATCGCCACGATATCCCGAGCGACTTCCCGCGTGGTGCCATTGCAGGAGATCGAACGACGCGCTTTGATAAATTCCAGATTAAAACCATGCTCCCGGTACAGGTCCACTACCCTGGGGGCTGATGAGTTTGAAATGACTACCCTCGCGCCACGTTCGTGCGCTTCTACGCAGTGCTTAGCCAGCAATACCTGATCATCCCAGTTAAAACCACCAGCGGCATACGCGGTAAACCCTGCGGTGCCAGGCATCGGTTCGTAAGGGGGATCGCAATACACAACGTCACCTTTCCCTGCAAGGCCGATAGTCCGGCGATAACCGGATGTCATGAATACGCAGTTGTGAGACATATCAGCGAAAGCCTTCATCTCCTGAAACGGGAAATAGGGAGCGTTGTATTTTCCCCACCCAACGTTGAACTGATGGGCCAGGTTGTAACGCATCAGCCCATTGAAGCAATGCCGGTTGAGATACAAGAATGCAGCTGCACGCTCGGCTGCATCCAGTGTATGCGCGTTGAATTCCTTCCTGATCAGTTCATAACCTTCAGGATTGCCCATTTTCTCGAACATCCAGCGGGCTTTGTTTTCAACCACATCAGGCACGACAGCCAGCATTTGATACAGATGGATAAGGTCGGGGTTAACATCTGCCAGCAGGAAATCCGCGTGTTTATCGCTGTTCAGGAATACAGATCCGCCACCCACGAATGGTTCAATCAGTCGTAAACCTTCCGGGATATACTTGAACAGATCGTTAAGTTGGGTGTATTTACCACCTGCCCACTTCAGAAATGGCTTGCTCATCCTCTGAACCCCGCTGGTATGCCAGAATAATCAACATTGGCGTGAGTGGACTTGAACGCAGCGGCGTCTTTGGACCATCGTCCATTCACCCAGGAAGGCCGTCCTGCCGAGGACCATTTCTGGGCCTTATCGAAGTATTCCGCGCAGTTCTCTGGGGCAAAAAGTGTTTTTGGCCGTAGGTAGTCGCACATTTTTGAATCGTTCGCCCATTTCTCATTCAGGTAATCAACCACCAGCATGAGGTCTTCAGGGCTGTAATTTTCTGCCAGACGACCGCGGATATATCCCAGAGTAGTTTTGCCACGTCCTCCGCGCCCATAGCTCGAATTAGTAACCTTGTTGAAATGTTCCAGGACGGTAATCGCAGGCCCGATCTCGTCAGGTTGCTCAGCAACCGGACAAGAAGGGGTTTTATTATCTGTAGTACTCTCTGTTGTATTCTCTGTAGGATCATCGTGCCAATTTGACCTGATGACAGCGGTTCGTTTTGACCTGGTGGAGCGTTTCATATTGACCTCTTCCATCGTGTCATTTTGACCTGGTGGAACAGCGCATTTTGACCCCTTCGATTTAGTCACTTTGACTTCATCTAAAAGCTCACTCTCGTAATTGATCGTGTAGTAGTTGGTCATGTCGCGCTGCGACTTGTTGAGCTGCTCGATTTTGAGTACGCCCAGGCTCTTCAGGCGGGTGAATGTGCGCTTCAGCGTTGACTCAGACCAGAACGGGAATTGCTCCAGCCATTGCTCAGTGGTGTTGTAGATCCAACGCACACCGTCACGCTCAAGCCCGGAGGTTGTCTCCTTCAACCAGTAGTTAACCTGCTGCAAAGCTATGGCTTCATTCAGCCCAATGCTGTATGCAAGGTCAGGATTGATGACTATCGGCCTTAATGGCATTAACAGGCTCATAAGACCCCTCTATTTCCCTGAATTTTCGTCTGAACTGCTCAAGGGGGCTGAAGCACTCATGCTCGTACCCTTCACGCAGGTATATAACGCGCTGTGTCTGGGGCTCCCAACGAATAACTTGGACCGGGATTCCGTAGTGATCTCTGAACCATCGGTTAAGTTCTCGCATACGCTCCCCGCCTGACCGTTAAAATCCCCTACCACCCACTGAGCAAACTGGTAGCAGACAGGCTCGAACCCGCCTGGTACTCTTACTCCATACACGAACTGCACCGGACCTGCTCCACCAGGAACCGGACGCGCTATAAGTTGCGACCTGCGGTACTGTGTTGGTAAACTGTTCATGCGTTAGTAATCTCCACTGATAACGACACGCCACGACGCCAGAGGCTGCAACCTGCTGGCGTCACTTCTTTTTGCGTGCAAACAACGTGATAATTGCCGCGATTTCTTCTTCACGCGCTGCGAGGTGGCGGCGGTGATGCACCATGATTTCTTCAGCTTCATGTCTTTCGATAACCCCATCTTCAAGCGCCTGTTCAATAATCTGATCCACTTGCCCTCTTGCTGCTGAAGTACGCATTGCGCGGCTAAACAAATCCACGCGGTCCAGTTCTTCCAGGTGCGGAACATCCACCAGCAGAGCACCACGACGGCGAGCGAAGTAATCAGCCAGTAACGACGTATTGGAAATGTCCTCCATAGCTTCCAGCTCGCTGACTTCGAAGAAACGACAACCATTTTTCTCGTAAAGGTTGTTATTAAACTGCGTCACCGTCATTCCCAGTGCGCCAGCCATTGCTTCGCGCCCACCTGGATATGCTTTGCACATCGCTTTGACGACTTCTTTCAGGTTCATACCTACTCCTGTTGATTTGTGTTGGTAGTTACGTGTTTCCCGTTGAACTCGTAGACTTTTGGTAAAGTTCAGGCCGAAAAACAAGCTGCCCATTAGTACGATATGCAGCTTCTGCAGCGCGACCTTTTGGGATTAGACTCCCCGGTCGTTTTCTCCATTGATAAAAAGCCTCAGGAGAAACACCGAAGAAATCTGCTGCCTTGTTGGGGGTTCCGAAGAACATTTCTAACTCTGCTGTTGTCATACAACCTCCTAAATTTATTTAGATATTAAGACCAAAGCAAATTTAGATCAATTAAAGCTAAGATAATTTAGTTTTCATAACATGGCGAACCACAGTGAGCACATTTGGAAGTCGTTTAAAATCATTAAGAAAGGATCGTAAGCTTACCCAGAAGCAACTGGGTAAAGTTGTTGGAGTGACAGATGTCACCATTGGGTACTGGGAGAAAGACCAAAACATACCAGGCGGAATCTCGCTGACAAAACTAGCTCGGTATTTTGGGGTTTCTGAGGACTTTCTCCTCACAGGTAAAGAGGAACTCTCAAACGTAACGCCTGGTAACTTGGGCGCTATGCAGATCCCTATCATAAGTTGGGTGCAAGCCGGAACTTGGACATCTGAAAGTGATGCTCGTAATTTAGAGGGTGCTGTAGATTACATTTTAACTAACGGCGCTTATTCGTTTGGTACCTTCGCACTTAAGGTACGTGGAAAATCTATGGAGCCGGAGTTCAAAGAGGGGGACACTATCATTGTGGATCCTGACTTGTGTCCAGGTCCTGGGGACTATGTTGTAGCCAAAAACGGTAGTGAATACGCCACTTTTAAAAAATACCGTGCAAGAGGTGTCAACGAGGACGGAGAAGAAGTTTTCGAATTGGTCCCCTTAAATCCTGATTTTGCTGCTTTAAACTCTGCTGTAGAAAAAATCTCCATCATCGGTGTTGTTGTCGAACACCGCCGCCAGATACGCCGCTAACCTTTTCCTTTACCCCATTAACGGTGAAAACTAAAAATATTTAGTATTTTCACCTTGACCAAAAAACTAAATTATTTTAGATTTAATCCATCAAAAGCAAATAGGTAGAACCAATACGAAGTAGGCTCCTATGGTGTATGGGTAACAGGATGATGATTCGCTGATATGAAAAAGCGCCCCGTAGGACGCTAGCTCTTTAATAATCTGAATCCCCCTAAAACTACCAGGCGGATCGACCAGGAAGGTTACGAACTCTATCTTTTGCAGCATTAGCGGCAGGAGTTTTATCCATTTTGAACTCGCTATTACAGGATGGACAAAAATGAACCCAATAAGATCCTTTCACACTTTTTTCAGTACCCGGCTGAAGCATGGATATTTTCTTTTGCTGAAAACAATGTGGGCAAGCATGCACCATGAGCTCCGTATCATCCACAATAACTTGCTTCGAATACACCAAAGTACCTCCTTCCGTTTTGTGGAGTCCATAACCTTCAGCCTGAGTTTTAAAGTTTTCGAACTCTGCAATCTCTGCTTTCAGATGGACTACTTCTTCGTCACGAAGACGAATAGCATCGCCAAGAGAGAAACATTCAGCCTGAAGAGTGATTAGCTTGTTCTGGAGATCAATAGTTGCAGCTTTAACTTCTGCATCAGTTTTTGCGTCATTAATAACTTTAACAAGACCTGCGGTCTCTTTGATGGCGGTCATAGCCGCAGATAATTCAGCTATCACTGATAGTACTCTTTTTGTTGGTGGGGACATTCAGATTAACCGAATCCTTGTTGTTGGGGAATAACCAGGAGTACCTCGCCTGATGTTGGTAAAAGCAGGCACATTACATGAAAGCGCATTCCATCTTCCATCGGTCGTGGGGATCGGTTTGTAACTGAAGGAGTGCGCTTCCAGTTATGTGGAGAACTAACGAGCCGTCATTGCAGTGGCGGCACCCCATCAGCAAGAAATTTTAAACAGCTATTCACCCATTCTCATGGGTTGGGTTGCTGCACCCTAAAGCGCGTTGCAGCGCGTCAGTTGGAGAAAAAACAAAATGGCAAAAACAGCACAGCAGTTAATTAAAGATGCCTTTGAGGCGGCTAAAACAATGCCTCCTGCTACTGCAGAAATTCTTAAAGATATGGCAACTATGCTCGATGTTTCGAATGTTACTCTTCGCCAGGCACGTAAAGAACGTGACGCCATGAAAGAAGAAGTTATTTCCTGGGCTAAAGAATGCGATCGCATTGTTGAACGTCACACTAAGACCCGCAGCAATATGCACGTCTTAGAAGCTATGCGCGATATAAAGAATATCTCTGCTGCTTCCACCAGCAATGTGGAGGCTGTCTGATGGCTAAAGATTCAAAAATTGTATATGGCGCCAGTGGCAAGACGAACGTTTTAACGTTCGAGCCTGAAAACCTTCATCTGGTTACCGACAAAACTCACCCGCTTTACGATGAGCGTATCCACCTGCCTATTAGCGAGGCTATGGTGCTGAACATCATGGACCAGGGCGTTCTTGAGCCGATTATCGTCTGGAAAGATCCGGAGACAGGGCTGTCTTGCGTGGTTGATGGTCGCCAGCGTGTGCGCCATACACTGGAAGCCAACAAGCGTCTGTCGAAAGATGGCAAAGAACCGTTACTGGTACCGGCAGTCGCTAAACGTGGTTCCGCTATTCGCATGGCGCAGGCGATGGTAAGTGCTAACGAAATCCGCCAGGCAGATACGCCGCTGGGCCGAGCAAAGAAAATGGCTGATGCGCTGGAGCGCGGACACGATGAGGACGATTTAGCACTGATGTTTGGCGTGAGTGTCCAGACAGTACGCGCAACGCTGTCGCTACTGGATGCCACCCAGGCAGTTCGCGATGCAGTTGAGTCTGGAATTGTCACCGTTACCCAAGCCCGTCAGCTGGCATCACTTAAACCTGAAGAGCAGCGGGAGAAGGTCTCTGAAATCGAAGCGGCAACTGCTGGCACAACCGGCCATGAAAAAGCGCGGCGTCAGCGTCAGATCCTCGGTGATGCAAAGCCGCGCCTGAAAACCCGCAAAGAAATCACAAAAGCCCTGGAATCTGCCGAGGGTGAGTATGCAAGCGCACTCCGTTGGGTGCTTGGGGAGGAATCATTATGAGCAAAATAGGCGATCATTTCTTTGAATTTCCGGCGTCGCGTGGAACTCAGGGTGGTTCAATTGTCCTGATGCTGACAGTACCTGCACGGACACTAACGAGAGTCCTCGCCAGCGATAACTATGGGGACACCCTTGATCGATCTCAGCGAGAACTGAACCCAGCTAGGGCGAAAAAGTTTTATCAGTATCTCGTTGAAGCATACGAAAACAAGGAACCATTCATTATTCCGCCGCTTGTAGGTAACTGCGACTCGTATGTTGAATTCGAAGAGTTCGGAAACACTAATGTCGGGGTGGCCCGTTTCCCGCTGGATGCAGAGATTAAATTGTTTGATGGTCAGCATCGTGCAGCCGGTATTGCGGAGTATTGCCGCACCATTGATGAACCGATCCATGTCCCGATGATGCTTACTCTCCAGTTGCCACTGAAGACGCGCCAGCAGTTCTTCTCCGACATTAACAATAATGTTTCGAAACCTTCTGCGGCTATCAACATGGCCTATAACGGGCGTGATAAAAACGCACAGGAAATGGTTAATTTTATCAGTTCACACAGCGTCTTTTCGGAAATCACCGATTTTGAGCATAACGTTGTTCCCGCGAAAAGTGATAAGTGGGTGAGCTTCAAGGCCCTTAGTGATGCCACTGCAAAATTTTCAGGCTCATGTTCGCAAGATGATCTGGAGGGGTTGTGGAATGCCTGGCTGATGCTGACTGGTTTAGATGATATTCGCCGCGGTACGAATCAGGCCGAGTACAAACGCGAGTATATCCAGTTCCATGCTGTGATGATCAACGCCTTCGGCTACGCAGTGCAGAGGTTAAGCGAAGGTCGGGGAGTTCGCGGGGTCACGCTGATGATTGAGGACCTGGTAATGAATACCGGCATTGCCGATCGTGAAGATTTTTTCCTCATTTCATCTTGGGATGGTATTTGCGCCAGCTGCGAGAAAACAAGGCCAACGGTAATTGCGAATGTCTCATCTCAGAAAGCTGCAGCATCACGCCTGATGGATGCCATCGTGAATAAAAACATGTCTGTCGGTAGCGGTAAGGAATCAGTCAATGGCCAATAACCAGTTAACAGATGAAGAGCTGCAAACGTTAATCATCGAGTTGCAGCAGACCGCTTACCGCCTTAACGGGACTAATTCTGCTTACCTGATGTCAGATGCGATAAAGCCATTGCGCGAGCTACAGGAACGCCGCAATGCCGCAATGGACAGCGAGCCGGTGGTGTGGATCAACGGTTGCAACAAATCTGTACCAGCAGCCCTGAGATACTTGGCCGAAAATCCGCAGCCGATAGGCGGAGAATCATCGTTTAATACGGCGCATCTGTACCAGATGGCACGAGAAATAGAGTTAATGGCTGAAGCGACGCTCTATCGCCACGCGCAGCAGCCGGTAGTGCCGTTCGGACTTCATCCGGATACGCAGAAGTTGGTTATCGACTTCTGCACTGCCCTGGCTGAGAAGCTGTACAAGGCCCAATTAAAATACGGCTATGACGCAGACTGGAAACAGGATGGGTGGCCAAGTCAATGCCAGGCGCACTTTTACCAGCATATCGCCAAAGGTGATCCGCGCGACGTTGCCGCTTACTGCGCATTTATGTGGTATCACGGTTGGAAAACTGAAGCTGCGCAGACAGCGCCTGTAGTCACTTTCTATCGCGATGGCATTGAAGCCGCCGCCAAATGGATAGATAAGCAGCGTGAGGCATACGACAGCGAGCATGGATGGTCTGATCCTGATACCGGAGCTTTCGAGTTTGGCAATGATACCCAGCGCGGATATTCATCCACCCTGGAAGAATTAGCCGAAGGGATTCGCGCTCTGCATCCAAATGCTGGCAACTCCCAGACGATTCCAGAGGGATACGTGATGGTGCCGATGAGGCTAACCGCTGAGAACGGTGCAAAGAGTGTACTATCTGGCGAATTTTCAGAAACACAGTTTGTAAACTGCCCGGAGTGTTTTGGTGATGATGAGTGCGAAACATGCGACGGCAGCGGCAGAATTGAAATAAAAGTGCCAGTCAGTTGGACGACTATAAAAGAAATTTGGATTAAAGGTGTCGAGTATTTTGCAGCCGCACCGCAGGAGAATAACTAACGTGAACCATTTAATGTTCGACCTCGAAACAATGGGCAATAAGCCCAACGCCCCTATCGTCTCCATCGGTGCGGTATTTTTTGAGCCCTCAACTGGCGAACTCGGAGAAGAATTTTACCGAGTAGTCAGCCTTAAAAGCGCGGTAGATGGCGGTGCCGTTCCTGACCCTGAAACGATTATTTGGTGGATGCAGCAAAGCGAAGAGGCCCGAAAGGCCATTTGCGATAAAGACGCGGCTATGAATCTTGTTACTGCATTGAGCAATCTGAATTGCTTCATACGTGATAACGCCGATCCAGCAAAAGTTCAGGTCTGGGGTAATGGGGCTACGTTTGACAACGTAATCCTTCGGGCCAGCTATGAGCGTGAGTTTGTACCCTGTATCTGGAAATTCTGGAATGATCGCGACGTTCGAACCATTGTCGAATTAGGGCGAGTCATTGGCATCAATCCGCGCCGAGATATTCCTTTTGAAGGCGATATGCATAATGCGCTGGCTGACGCCAAACACCAGGCTAAATACGTCTCTGCAATCTGGCAGCGTTTGATTCCTGCGTAAATATGAATTCTTGAGGTAATTTATGACTACGAATGATTTTATGGAAGAGCAGGAAGTATTCGAGCTTCTCAAAAAGAAAAAAACGGCTGTTTGGCGTCTTCGTAAAGAACACGGTTTTCCCCAACCCGTTCTTACCTATCCAACCCGGTACAGTCGCAAAGCTGTAATAAAATGGATAGAGGATGGTGGAGTTAATCGTGTTGTATAAAAGGGGGATATTCGCCTGGCCATAATACAACCAGGCGTACCAACATGATATCATTAATATATTTTCATAGATTTGATAGCATATTTACAATCCTCTGGATATCTCTCAAAAACCACATCCCACTCAACATCAGGTGATATGGCTGTGACATCATTTCCAGATGATAATAAATGGCTTGTTAGGACAGGGTAATGCTTACAATACATTTCCCAAGATGCTGCATATTTTTTTCTAACCGACTCAGGAAAATTTTCATTTACAGAGCCAAGATACATATTATTCACATGAATTATCTCTGGTAAAATAAACTATTTCGAATCTGTCATGTTTATCAATTCAGCTTCTATGGGAAGCTCATATGTACAATATCTTTCATGCTCATCTAATGACTGTGTTACATAGACGAAGTTATAATTTTCATTAAACTCCTTATACTTGAAAATATGACAATATTTTGTTATTTTCTTATCAATAAATAGGCCGATAGCTTTTAACTCCTTCTCGGAATTATAAGCATCAACTAAGGCGTTACCATAAAAACAAGGAATTCCATTAATTTCATAATGTGTGAAGTCACCATGAGTAATCACTGCTCGAAAGTAAACATTTCTTCCTGTCAAACGATGCATCAAATCTTTTACAAACTCACAAAGAAACATTACTAGGTATTTAGCATCCGCTGGAGTATCACCACCCTCCACATTATAAACCACTACGGTATCTGAAAATACGATAACCTTAAATGCATCATGTTTATGGGCATTTAAGCTAGCTATAACCTCATATAAATCATCTATTTTCTCACTTCCCTGCCTCACTAGTTCAGTAAAGCCCAGGATATCTAAATACAAGAAAAACCTTTCGTTCATTTTTACCTCTTCAGAATTAATTCCTTTGTGCACAGCGTCACAACCATCATAGCTTCATACAACAACTCTTATCATTGAAGTTTGATAACTAAACCTTCCCATTCTGAAGATTTTTTACATGCCATAAAATCTTATCTGCATAGAGTTCGTAGGCCACTTCCTGTTCCACCAGCCAATCATGTTTGTTATAGACTGCCATCACTCCTCCCAGTTCATGCCCCAGCATCTTTTCCGTGACATGGGGCATAACCCCTTCCCCTGATAAATTCGTCACCAGCGAGCGCCTGAAGTCATGTGTTCGCCACTCCGGTATATCAATTTTATCCCTTAATTTTTTCATATAGAGATTAGCTGACGAGCGATCTATAGGTTTGTCCAGTTCCTGGCCTGGAAAGAGTACATTGTTTCCAGCATTGAGCAGCCTATCAACGAAAGGTTTTACCTGGTCGAAAATAGGCCTACGAATTACATTACCCATTTTGGAATGCTCTGATGGAGTAGTCCAAATCAGATCGTCCATGTTGAACTCAGTGGCGGTAGCCAAGCGGAGTTCTGACAATCTGGCCCCCCAAAGCATCAGAAGTTGATGAAGCACCTTGTTTGAGGTAACGATCTTGCTGTTCTCCAGCGCCAACCAAATTTTGGCTAGTTCCGTATACGTTAGAACCCGGCTACCCACATCAGGTTTTTTGCCAATGGTCTTAACGCTAAGCTTCAGGACTTCGCACGATGGGATCAACTGGCGGCTGATACACCAGTTCATTACAGAACGTAGCTGTAGAAGAAGCACTCTGGCCTTTTTGCTGTTCTTCTTTTCCTGCTTATCAAAGAATCTAACCCATGCAGAAACAGGGATGTTAACGACAGGAGCATCTGGAAATTCTGTGTACATGGTGTTGTACACAACTGACTTATAGAGCGTCTGAGTATTAGGCTTCAGCGTCTCAACATACTTGCTCCACCACTGATCCAGGCACTCCTTTAGCGTCAGTTCTCCGTCTTCTTTGGCAAAATAATTTTTAGGGTTTAGTCCCTTGAGGTACAATTCGCGCATCTCGCCGACTATCACACGGGCATCTTTGAGAGTCATTGCGGGATAGCGGCCTATGGAAAGGCGCACAGGCTTGGCATTCCAACGATAGCGGAATTGAAACGTAATCGTTCCAGTGGGAGTTATGCGCACACTTAATCCGTCACCATCTGTGACTTCTGGCGTGCCGCTATAGGGCTTACCGTTGATGCTGCGAAGTTTGGTGTCGCTGAGGGCCACGGCTTAGTATCCTGTACACACTAAATTTCAGCATTCTGTACTCAATGTGTACGCAATGGCAAGTGAACGAGATGATTTTCTACCGGAAAGGATGCGAAGGGAGAGGAAAGAAAAGAAACGAAATGCTTGATGATACGTGAACTAATGGGATAACATGTAAAACAAGTAGAACGCTTAAAAATCAATCATATCCATGTCCCCTTAGTTAAATGGATATAACGAGCCCCTCCTAAGGGCTAGTTGCAGGTTCGATTCCTGCAGGGGACAATCTGCCTTGTTACATCGGGAAATCCCTGCCTGACACCCCGCCACCTTTAGAGATATTTTCGTGTTGCAGGCCTGATGCAAGCGATGGCAGCCCGCTGTTCAACCTTCCAGCTACGCTCGTTAACCGGCGTTTATCGAACAGTTTACGTTCTGAGAACTCCCACCTCCAGCTAAAGCACACGATCCCGTATTGTCATTAACGTCGTATACACCTCCGGATTCAATTCACTACATAAATAATTAAATGCAAATCATTCCCTGTAATAATAGCTATCAATTATAACTTTCTATTAGCGATATATTTAATTACTGCAGAAAAAGTGATAGACTGCACGACAGATAACGGTCTGACCCGATTCACCAATTGATATACAACATCATCTCTGATAAATTATTTAGCATGAATTAAACATCATACAATCATCAATACGTAGACAAAATTCAGCTTAAGAAACTCAAAAGCCAACCTATTTTTCATAAGATAATAATGACCATGGAAAGAAAAGAACGGAACATATGGAAACTCAACAACCTTCCGCCACTGGAATATTGTTCAATCTCTCGCGCTCAAAAATTATTAAATTGTGAATTAGAAGATCTGCTTCATTGGCATGATATTGGTGCAATAAGCCTTTGTATCAAATTAGGCAGAACCAACGGAACGTTAAAGAGTGCTATCCGCCATCAGCAGGGCGGCAACAAACCCTATTTTTTTAACACATCAAATATTGATGAATTGAGCAGTAGCGAAAGATCGTGGTCCCCTCACTCCAAAATAAACAAAATTTTTAGATTCAATGAAAGTGAACCGAACCTGGATGCCCAATATGGAACGCCTGTTACCCAGTTAAAACTCCGGGTTTCCGTATCTGGCCTGTGGTACAGCCACACGAGGAATTTAACGGAAGTACTAGAAAACCCCGATAGCATCATTACTGAACAGCGGATCAGCATAATTTCACCGGCAAGAAACGTCCTCTTCTGTCACTTCACCCCCGATGAGGATGAGAAGCCAACCATCACGATGAATAAGCTTTACATCACTAATCAGGCGATTGAGAAAATTTATGAGCATACCATCAGCAGCCGCCCTCTGGAATTTGCAGAAAAACCGCTAAATATAATTGAGGATAAAGAGGTGCATAATCCCTCAATTATTCTTCAAAATAAACTGCTCATTGAATTCATCAATCACATCATTCAAGCCAACCCACACTTTGGTGATAATATTCTAAACGCAACGGAAAACAATAAAAATAAAATATTCAACATCGCAATGGATAGACTAAGGGCAGAAGGCGTGGTCTCCAGCTACGGCAGCATTAATCTCCCGGCATCAGAATACACGCTCAAATGA